TGCAAATGAGATTATGTTATTAACTCCTAAAAGCGGTTTAATTCTTCACCCAGAGTCTGTAAAACAAGTCTCTAGAAGGTTGGAAAAATCTACTATTACTAAACAAACCAAGCAGATCAACTCTGTACAAGCCTTACTACAACCTAATTTACAAGTTTATGATATTATTGCGATTGAGAGTCAAGATTTAAAAGGTAAGTATGAGATACAAAAAATAACTCATAAGGGTGATACTAGAGGAAATGATTGGTATAGCGATATGGAAGTAATCTCATTAAATTAAACAGGAAAAATGAGCCAAAAGAATGAGTAAAGGACAAGCTGAGATAATTAATGATTTGATGCAAAAGATATCCAATTCAATAAGGGTGGCTATGCCAGCTTCTGTCGAGAGCTATGACTTTAAAACGCAAAAAGCAGATATAAAGATTGATATGCAAGAGTTATATCAAAACGAAACAAGCTTAGACTATCCAGTATTATCTGGCGTACCAGTAATCTTCCCTAGATGCGGAGGAGCTTCAATTACCATGCCAATTGTTAGGGGCGATACTTGCTTAGTCATGTTTTTAGATCGGGATAGTACGTCATGGTTATTAGGCGGAAAAAATACTAAACCTAAGAGTATGAGAAGCCACCATTTGAGTGACGCTGTAGCTATTATGGGCTTAAGCCCTTTCACGTCTAAAAGCCCTGCTAAAAATAATACTGACATGCTTATAAGTTTTGATGGTTCATTCATTACATTAAAGCCAAAAGGAACAATAGATATACATACGGCAAAAGAAGTTAATATAAAAACAGAAAGTGTAATAATCAGTTGCAAAACTGCTTTTGTAAAATCCGAGGAAACAGTTGCTGTAGAATGCAAGTCAGCTAGTGTCAAAGCCCAAGAAAACATTGCAATTGAATGTAAAACGGCTAATATTAAGGCAACTGAAATTTTAAATAGCGAGTGTCAAACTTTAACGACAAAAGTTAGCCAATCTGCACAGGTAGAATGTAAGACTTTAATTGCAAAAGTTACTGAGTCTGCGTCAATTGAATGTCAGAATGCCAGTATTAAAGCAACTGGTACTATTAATACAGAAACACCTAATTTTACTCAAAAAGGTAATATGAAGATAGAGGGTAATGTTGAAGTAACAGGTACTAGTACATTAACTGGTAATGTTGATAGTGAAGCCACTATTACAGGCAATGTAGTTAAGACAAGCAGCGGCAAAGATTTAGCTACTCATACTCATAACTATGAAAATGTTCAACAAGTTTTAGGTGCTAGTCCCGGAACTCCTTGTGCAATTACTAAAGTTTCAACAAATTCAGGTCAAGCAAATTAGAGAATTATTATGTCAAAATTTCAAGAAAAAATATTAAAAACAAAACAAGAATATAAATCTTATAGAGCTGAGCAAATATATAAAACATTTGAAGAAGTTAAAGAGATAGAAAGTAAACGTGGTAAAGAGATTTCACCTGATACTAGAAAAGCATTTGACTTAGGCTCTACTTTTCAATGTGGAATCGGTTATAATTGGTTTCAAAAAATAGCTAAATTTGCAGAGCAGAATAAGGCGGAACTTAGCCCCAACCAATATAAAAACTATATTGGGGAAACTGTATTAAATTATAATCAATATAAAGCGATTGCTTATTCTGCTGACGCTAGTAAAGATAGATTATTAAGCTCTATTAAAAATCAAGAACTTAGCACCAAGATATCCGTTGAAGAGTTAAATACTCTTGCAGAAATCACACTAGAAAATTGTCAACAAATATATAATGGTAATAAAACCTTCGGGATAGTTAAAGATTTATCCTTATATAAAGAATTTTATATAAACCAAATCAAACAAGCAGAAGAAGATAAAAATGATGATTTAGTAATAGGTTGTAAAAATATTTTATTAAAAATAATATATAATACTCAGGAATATGCCAATTACCACAATGCTATTTCAAAGAATTATCAATCTCTAAGTATAGAAAATCAACCATCTATTCTTTCATTAGAAGAAATAGAATGGGTCACAGACCAAAATTCTGAACTTTTAAACAATAATAAGTTGAACCAAGAAGAAATAAGTTTAATCGGTGATAGCGATGTTTAAAAAAGATTTATTACTATCTGGCGACCATGATTTAGCAATTATAGACTTTGATCTTCAGTTAACAACTGACCAGCAAGCTGTTGCCCAGAGGGTAAAACAAGCTCTGTTACTATTTAAAGGAGAGTGGTTTTTAGATCGGGATTTAGGCGTACCTTATTATGAAGATATATTAGGTACTAAGAATTCAATTGATACTGTTCGTGCTATCTTTGTAAACACCATTAGAGCAGTTGATGGAGTAAAAGATTTAACAGAATTTAACATAGAGTTTAATGACGCTACTAGAACTCTTAGTATTAAACTAACTATTATTGATGATTTAAGTAATGAGATAAATATTGAATTATGAGCAAACAATACGGGCTAACTCCAGAAGGATACAAGACTAAGCCCTTTGATATTATGGTTAAGGAAGTAGAGGAGGCTTTGACTTCTTCACTTGGGAGCATTAATCTAACTCCACCATCGGTATTCTCTGTTTTAATAAATACCTTTTTAATCGAGGTTGCTAAAATTGATTTAAAGGGTGAAGAAATATATAATGCTGGTTACCCAAATACGGCAACTGGATATAGTTTAGACGGTATTGCTGACTATAATGGTATAAAGAGACTATCCGCTACTAATTCAACTGTTACAGCTCAAGTAAGTGCGATTAACTACACTACTATTCCTATCGGTAGTGAAGTTTTGATAGAAAACACAAATAATATTCTGTTATTTCCTCAAACTATTACAGTAAATAATGAGCGATGCAATTCTATAGTACTTGAAGTTATCGATAATACGCTTGCTGAATATAAAGTAATAATAAACAACGTTGAATATACATACGAAAAACCAGATTTAGCATTTACCTCTGATATTGCGGAAGGATTGAAATTATTAATTGCCGCAAATACTAGTCTGATTGTTACTAGAGTAGAATCAATACTTAACGTTAGTTCAGTTGATTACTTATCTTTATTTACTTGTTTTGCTACAGAAGAAATAGCAATTAATAGCTGTACCACTAATGTAGATTTAATTGCAAAAGAAGCTGGAGCAATAGCCATCCCAGAGAAAAGTGTAACTACTATTCAGACACCTATATCTGGTTGGATATCAGTCAATAACTTAACAGCTGGTTTAACTGGTCGTGATTTAGAAACTGACATTGAACTCAGGACAAGGAGAATAAAATCAATAAAATTCTCTGGTAGCGGAACTGTGGAAGCCATGAAAGCTAGATTATTAAACATAACTGGCGTAACCTCAGTAAAGATATTGGAGAATGTTACTGAAGTCACCGATGTAAACGGGTTACCTCCCAAAAGTTTTGAAGCTTTAGTTTTAGGTGGAACAGACTTACAAATTGCTAAGATGATCTGGTTAGCGAAACCTGCTGGCATAAAGACTTATGGAAACACGGAAATAACTGTACTTGATTCAGAAGGTAAGAACCAAGTTGTGTATTTTTCTAGGTCAATAAAGGTCTATGTTTTTGCGCGGGTAATCATTACAAAAAATAGTGATTTTATTCCTGATTCTATTCCCGCTATAAAGCAAAATATCGTCAATCAAATATTAAAGGTTGGTTTGGGAGAGCCAGTAATATATCAATCTCTCTTTGCAGGGGTTTATGCCGTTGACGGTATCACTAACGCGCTAATTACAATAGGGGGAACTCTTGTGGAAACTGATATCCCTGCTCTTGCAGCTGCAAACATTATAGTCTTGCCGTCTCAAATAGTAACGACCGACATTAATAAAATCACGATTGAGGTATTATGAGTGTAGAGCCGCTCCCAAAACCCGAAGATCATTTACAAGCAATTCTTAGCTATGATTTAGAGCAATACAAAGAAAGTAAGGCTTTATCATTCTTAGTGAAAGCTCTTATATCTCAATTGCAACGCACAGAAGATGCTTTTTTAGATTTACAATTAAAGAGATTTATTCCAACAGCATTCGGCTACACATTAGATCTTATGGGGAGTATCGTTGGAGAATTGCGTAACTTTAAAAATGATAACGATTACCGTACTGCTATTTTGGTAAGAGCGTTGATAAATAACGGTGGCGGTACTCCTGAGGATATCATCTCTGCAATTAGAATACTTTACGCCCCAAGAAAAATAGAATATAGCGAGAATACCTCAGCTAATTTTTCTCTATTCATACAATCACGCACTATTATTCCGCCAGAAGTTGACCTAGGTTTATTTAATATCAGAAGTTTAATAAATTCAATAAAACCAATGGGCGTGGGTGACTTTATTGTAGTAGCTAGTAGCGCAGACAATCTATTTAGATTCAGTGATTCTACTAGCGAATTATTGAATTTTTTAGTAAACTCTCCACCTGAACAAAACCTTGATATCAACGAAACTACTGGGGTGTTACCGTTATTAGTTGAAGCAGATACAATATCATCTTCTGCTGGAAGTTTTGGATTTGGAGAATTTATATTAGCATCGTCAATAGTAATTGGCGGCGGAACTTTAGCAGAGGTTATCAATTATGCCTGAACCAGTAAAGCCAGTATTCCCTGCATGGGCAAGGTTAACAGTGGAGAATCCCACTAATAAAGAACTCAATGTATATGAACCTAGTGAGCAAAAAAAAGATTTGGGCTGGGATTTAAATGAAGTTCCTCCGCGGCAGCATTTTAATTGGTTAGGTCGTCAAACTAATCTTGCTCTTGAATATCATGATTATCATTTAAATCGTCCTAAGATTTATACTATTGCTACATTACCGCTAGCTGCTGACAATATTGCTCGGATACTATTTGTGAGTGATTCTGGCGGAGGTATTTTGGCTTATAGTAACGGTACGGTATGGAAAAATATAACAACTGGAAACGTGGTATCATAAATGAGCGGCAAACAAATTACTGAATTAGAAAGTACCAATGTATTTGCAGAAGGAGACCTTTTGCTCACGAGGAAAACAACTAGCGGCACAGATAAGAAAATTAACTATACTGATCTTGTAGAAAGTATCGGTAATCCCGCAATAGATGGTTTTGTAGCGATTGTAGACCCTTTGGATTCTAATACGGTAATATTAACCCCCGCAAACGGAGCAAAAATACCTCGTTACTTTGTT